GATCCTGGGACTAACTGTATTGTATCTGGATTTATAACGCCGTCATCTTCCATTTGGTATATGCCAGAGATAGCCATTTGTGCATTCTCAAGTATCATTTCAATGGTAAGATTTGTAGTTTTTATAGCAGATAATGCGTTAATTAATGGGCCACGACCATAAACTTCGCCAGCACACTTAGACCAACGGAAGCATATAAACGGATTCGAGCCGTTACCCTTCATTTGTTTGTAATTTAGTACAGTATTTGTAGTCATACAGAACGCATAGCTTAGATAAGCCTCTTCATTCTTTACAGAATAGTCACGACATATAACTTCTAGCACAGTTGTTGTCTTATCTGACCCCATATAGTTCATAACTTTAGGATCAAGCGTACCATTTGGGTACATCATAGCTAGATGATCGTACTTTACACCCTTTCTCTCACGGAAAACGTGGTCAATTCTATCATCTGGGCCAGTATCTAGCACTACATGAGGCAATGGTATGGCAGAAAAGTTGACAGGACTAAGCGCATCGCCCTCTTCTACGCATAAAACACCAGTACCAACTGCTAAATCCATGAAGGATTCGTGTACTTCTTGGCTAAAGTTGGAGTTTTGTAGTATCTCAAAGACGTATTCTGTTACTTCGTCAAGCTCGTTATCAACAGATTCGCGCTGATTTGGAGGAACTTCACTACCAGCCATGAGATCAGCCCACCTAGCAAAATTAGGTACAAGCCCAGATTGGAGGCGACTAGCAAACTCTTGAACACCAACCACCGCAGTCTCGTCAAATATGCGATCATCGCGTCTTTGCCCAGCAGTTTCAGCGTAAAAGCTTTCACGTTGAGGCAGTGCATACTCATAGCACTCCTCAAACAACGGAACCCAGTTCTCGCGAAAGGACTTGGCTTTCTCATACTTCTGTATGTACTGCTTGGCTGTTTTATCCATTAACTAAACCGATCTAAAAATCCACCACCGCCAGCTTTAAACAAAGAACGACGACCTTTACCACCGCGCATACCTCTGCTTTCAGAGCGTGACTCTACTGCTTCACCAATATCTTCACGTTTTTGTTCAGCTTTTGCTTCAATTTCTGTACGCTTTGCATCTTCTGCTGCTATACGAGCATCCGATGCAGCTTTTGCTTCAGCATCTATATCAGCTTGGCTTCTTTTACTACCGCCACCAAAACACATATCATTCTCCTTGGTTGTTTTACATTGGTTGGCACAGAAAAGAATAATTTTCAATGCACAATTTAGAGTCTTGACCACAATCCTTGTCTGCGCTGTGGCTTCTTTCGGCTATCAAATACATTAAATGTTGACTTTGCAACAGTAGCAGACGCTGGTTTCTGGTTATTTATTAAGGCTCTGCCCTCTCCAGCCCCTAACATTTGGTACTGTAATGCGTCATGTACGTGTGAAAACATATTTTTATCAGGCTTATCGGCGTATCTTTCGCCCGAAACCTCCATACGTCTGTACTGATACCCACCTTCAAAGCCTTTTATTAGCTGTTGGCAGCGAGGATCTATAAGAAATGCTGGCTTTCCGTCTGCCATTTTCTGTAATTGGGACGCAACACTCTCTAATCTTAGGTCAACAGAGTTAGAAGGAGCAGGGAAAGCACGCAAACCAGCACCACGCAGTATGTGAAACGGCGTTGATTCATCAGTTTGAGCGCGGAAATCACCAGCAGGGTCGCCATATATAAATACCTCGGAGCATGTAGAGAACCTAGTTGCTATCTCTTGGCGCAATACCTCTGCAAATCTAACGATACCCATGTCAAATGCAACGATTTCTTGCTGTATTAGCCACCTTCCGCGTACCTTTTGCCCCATTGTAGCAGCAGGGGTAAGCCCAAAATCTATACCAATGTATAGGGGTGCGCCAGCAGCGATAGGTATTTCCTCTTTTGCTACGTGCATATCAGCTGCAAACATCTGATAGATAGGTTTACCCTCTTGGATTGAGCCTAATTTGTTCATAACGTATACGTCAATCCAGCTTTTTGTCTTACCGCGTATCAGATTTGGGTAGTAATCCTCGCGCATATACTCCCTATTCTCTGCAACATCGTTAGGTACATAGTCATCTATCTCGCCATCTTCGTCAAACTTTTCTACCATGCCGCTAGGCTGGGTATAAAACGACCAGTTGTCGGGTTTAACCAGCATTTTAGCCTGTTCTCTAGGGATATGGTCAGGAACTGGGACTTCGCCAGACATGATAGGCCACCAATGATCTTCTTCTGGTGCGTTAGTATCACAGATAACGCCTGTCCAAGTAGCACCGCCATCACGCATAGAAGGAAAACGACCTACACGCATGGTACATGCATCAATAATTGACTTAGGAATCTCTCTAGCTTCGTTAACCCATATGCCTGTCAGCTCTAAAGACAGCAATTTCTTAACATCTTCTGGCCTATCAAGTGCTAAGAAGAGGACTTCAAGCTCAAGATCGCCTTTTTTTATCATATGTGTATAGGGAACAGACCAAGTAAACTTGCCCCATGCGTCCTCTGGAAACCAATCAAGCCAAGTTTTTATAGTTGTAGTCTTTAACTGTGGGTTTGTGTTACGGATTATTGCCCATCTGCTGCGGCGTATGCCCTGCTTGTTGGGCTTCTGCGCTAGTGCGCGTCTAAAAATTTCTACGCAACAAGATACTGACTTGCCAGAACCAACAGGCCCACGAATGCCACGAAAAAACGTGTCGTCTTTCATAAACGCCTTAACAACTTCGCCATCTGGCCTGTATTTAAAATCTATCACTTATCTAATATCTTATTATCTATGCCAACTTTAATCATTCTAGCTGCAATTTCGGGGCCAATAGCCTCAATAATTTTATCAGCTTCGAAATCTGTCTGGAAATGCTTGGGATGATGCTTCATATGTACGATCCGCACCACCCTACGCAGTGTATCGCGTTCTTTCGGCTGCAATGTATTAAGAAAACTCAAGGTTACTTTTCCTTTTTAAAGGGTGTCGCTCTAGTTTTTCGTTCTTTCTTAGGCTTTGCTGCCTCTTTTACCTCTAGCAGAGGCTTAGAATCGCGAGTACGCGTCTTTCCAGAGTAAGTCATGCCAGCTAATTCGTGTGTGTCGCCTGTATATGCGTCACCATTCTTAAATGTCCAAGCCATTATTTGTCCTTTTTAAGTAAAGTTTTCTTCATTGTTTTCTTTGCATACTCTTTTGCAGCCTTTTTACCAGCTTTAGTATAAGCAAACTTCTTTCCTTTTACATTAGGCATTTCTATACTTCCTTGTTTTTTTGGCAATGGACTTAGGCTGTGCTACAAATTGTTTGCCCTTCTTAGTTCCTTCGCGCTTTGCTCTAGTTGTAGCAGCATATTCTGATGCAGATAAAGATTTTATTGCTTTTTCTGGTAGGTAACGCTCTCCAGTATCCTTAGAACGCTTACCACTCTTAGTACGCCACTTCTGTTTACCCCAGTTTAATAGGGATTTCTGAGAAGGTTTCATCGGTATCCACCGCCTTTAGCCTTATATTGTTTGGCTAGCATCTGCGCTTTACGTGCAGACCATTGCCCTGCATTACCACCTTTAGTACCAGCCTTAATACGCCTAAATAAAGTTTTGCGCATTGTGGGTTTAGTATAATTACCAGCTTCATTTACTGCCATAACTAAGCCTTTTTCTTTGATTTATTTCTTTTACTAATTGCTGCTGCTTTAGACTTAGCGTCAGCTTTTGACGATGCTCCCCATGCCTTTAGGCTAAGAAGAAGTCTAGTGGGTTTACCCTTAGAGTCACGCTCTGGCCCTTTCATACCGCCCATTCGTGCTAAGAAAGAAGCTCTTCTTGGGTTATCACCAGACTTAACTGGGGCTTTAAGAGTACCACCTTTATAAGATGCACGCCCTTTAGCATTAAGACCACCCTTGGGATTCTTCCCTGCTTTGCGCGTCCACGCTGGGGTACTACTCATTTCGCATACGGCATTAACAATGACCTAGCTGCATTAGCAACCGACTTGTTAACATCCTTTTTCTTTTTCTTAGGTATATCCTTCATGCCATCCTCAGTGCGCTCTACCCTATCCCCCATTGCTAGGGAAGGTAAGTCACCATAATCCTTCTTACCAGCTGCATAAAACTCTTCAGTCTTTTCAGACACAGAGGTAGTCTTGCTTCCACCACACATCACTCAGTCTCCTTTGTATATCCACTACTCTTCAACGCCTTCTTAGCTGTAGAATTATCAGCACTGTTGTCAAACGTCTCTGGAACCTTATCACCAAATCTACTCATTTACAAAACCCTTTTTAATCCAAATATTTTTAGCTCTTTTTTTTGCGAGCTTTTTTTAACAATCATGTGAGTGAGGGATCACTAGCTACGTTACTATCGAGGTTTTTTAACCCCCTACCCCCTAGCCAAGATCAATCGATACCTTAATATCTCCTGCCAGTTGTACTTGCGATCTATCTATTGGCTTAAACCCTGCTCTATCCAATAGATCCTTGCTAGCCTCAAGCTGTACATACTCGCTCTTAGCTTGCTTAGCTAGCCCTGCCAACTGGTGTACGGCTGCAGGAGCATGTCTACTAAACTCTTTAGCCACTACTTCCATCATGTACTGCTGCACATGGGCTAGCTTCATACTCTTCTGTGCCGTCACTCTTCCGCTGTCGCCTTCAGCGTATCCAGCTTCTTGTGAGGCTTGTGTAAGATTACCACCATTTGCTACATACGCTTCAACCAATGCTGTTTGCTTACGTGTTAGTTTCCTTAATGCTATGTTTGCCATATTAACTCCTACTGTAGCCCCCCTCTCCCTCTCTCCCCCCATGTTTAGCACTACAAATACACCCTGTGTCAACGCACAAAACAGTAATCAGGTACTACAAGGGTACTACAAAGGATATTATTCCGTAAGCATACCATAACATCACCATCTGTTCCTCTCTGCCTAGCCGCTGTAGTTCAGTCATGCCGTTGCAAATGTGACCATCATCTCTGCATACCTCTAGTCGGAGTAGTAATTACCTCTGACTCGATCTGCATGTCATCCTCCTTAAACAGTTCGCAAGGGACGCTTCGCTCTTCGCCCTTGCTAACTGCAAGCTCCTATCGTCGTTTAAGGGGCTGACCTTTGCTCTTCATCAGAGGGAATTACCCCTCCTACTTAACTAGAGGTACTAGATATGACTAAATCAAATTCAACAACGACACTCATTGACCTAAAGCTAGCTGTCATCAACTTCCATGATGGTGACAACATGGAATACTTACAGAAGAACATCGCACGCGATGCGTGCTATACAAGCTACAATTCATTAACATACAAGAAAAAGATGCTAGCTGATGCAGTTACTGACTTCGAGACATATGTACTAGAAGGCAAAGACATTGCAGCAGAACGTGCATGTGAGAAAGCAGAGCGTATGGAGGTAGAGCTTGACCAACTAACTGAGCGTCACGAAGCTGACAAAGCAGTATACCTTATCATCACAGATGGCGAAGAGTGGTCAGTAACAGTCAAGCCTAGAAACACAGGCAACCTATCATCTAAACTAGCAGCAATGCAAAAGAGGGTGGCGTAAGCACCCTCACTATACAGGAGAGATACAATGTACGACATCATACAACAAAGACGTGACGAAATGCGTGAGCTTGGCTGCACTGAGAAAGAGATCAGACGCGATGAACTATATCAAGGCATAGCAATCTTTGCATACGCTGCGGCAATCATGGCTACTGTGACTGTAACATGGGCAATGCTTCTCTTCTGAGAGGCATAGCTTGTGCTTTTTTTTGCACGCCACACAATATGTAGTGGGTTGTGTTGCACGACAGCACCAACTAAACTATTGAAATGAAATGGAAAAGGATTAATGAAATGAAAATTGATAACATGTTTAACACGCCTGACTACGAGGCGTTAGATTATTTGTTCAACACAATAATGAAGTACATTTATGAACCCAATGCAGATGACAAACCATATGCAATTATATCTGCAATGCAAATCAAAAACTTTATTGTAACCAACACACCGACAGATGGATGTGATGACTGTGCTTACCTATCAATGGACACTGATGGCGTAGTCAACGTATGCCCAGAGTGCGATGGAACTAATAGAGCTACTTACGATGCTCGAGAAAGAGAGGACTTAACATGATAGATATATATGATTGCTTTCAACGTACATGGTGGAAGGACAATCCTGACTGGCCTAATGGTTTAGAACCACATGCTGGTGAAAAGGATTTCTATTTTAAGAATGCAGTTGGCAGTGAAACACATGCCTTCTTCACCGAGCAAGAAGCAATAGATTTTTGTAGACAATGGAACGACACGCATGATGCTGGTCGATATAGTCTCAAAGCAGAGTACCAAGACAGACCAGAACCTATTATTACAGAGGATATATAATGAATATAACTATTATGAATGTAAGTAAGATTACACAAGTGCGCAAAGTCTTTAAAGATTTTACTGCTCTTGAGCTTAAGATAACTGACACCAAAGGCAATGATGAATATATAACAATGCACTTTGATAATAATAAGCAACTCGTATGGGAGGCAAAGCCAGATGAAACACACAATTAAATCACCGCCAATGACTCGGCAGCACTATGAATTTATAGCAGATTTGATGGGCCCAATGGTTGCTTGGCCTTCTCACCTTATAGATATAGCTGATGCGCTAGAGAAAACTAATCCTAAATTTGTGCGCAAGAAATTTCTTGAACGTGCAACTAAAGCATGGGAGGATAATCAAAACACAGGAGATTTACATGACACTATACCATACTGAAGTTGAAGCTAAGTATAACGATTGTCCTGAGTGTGATGGTACTGGCGTGATAGTTTACGCCAGCCTCAACGATGACATACCATTAAGATCATGCAATAACTGTAGCGGAAAAGGCTACGTTGAGATGGATGAACTTGACTGGCTTGACTGATTGCTGCATAACCGCAGCATGATACAAAGTTATTGGGATATGATACAGGAAAAGCATAAGGGATTTGACATCCCTTTGCATAGGGTATTCACCAAGGCTGGACTGCCAACGTCAACGTACTATCGTACATTAAATGGCAGCACTGAATTGAGATATGATACTGCTGTAAAAGTTATAAGAATGATGGAGCTGATGGAAGGTGCGTATCCTACAAGCAAGGATAAGCGTAGACTGAATGCAAAAGTTTCCAAACTATAAGCAAGATACATATGTTACCACAACGTATGACGAAATGATTACAAGTCTGATTGATAGACGCAATCAATTAGGTATATCACAAGAAGGTCTTGCATTTACTATAGGTTGTACGCCATCATTGATTCACAAGTGGGAGCAGTACAAGCGTGTTCCCTCTGGTTTCATGTTCGCTTGTTGGGTAGAAGCACTTGGCTGTCAGATCGAAATCAGCACGAAAGATATTGAATCAAGTAACATATCCTTGTGATGCTTGCGATCAACGCACTGAATTTTTTGTGCAGATTATGGCGACAACTAATCCAGCCACGTACCATACCATATGTATGACCTGTTATGAGGAGCAAACATGGCAAACAAAAATAAGTCTAAAGGAATCTACCACGAAAAAAGATTCTGCGAATGGCTCGATAAAATCGGCATCGAAAACTACCGCGTCCCCCTCTCGGGTGCGCTCGGAGGAGAGTGGAGTGGTGACATCCACGTCACACTGGGCGGACGAAAGCTGGTAGCCGAGGTAAAGTATCGAGACAAATCTAATTTCCCTAGCCCATTCACTGTGCTGGATGGTAGGGACATAGCCTTCTATAAA